GACTGCTACGGCTCTCCTGATGAGTTTGCCGCTATTCTAAATGAGTTTTACGAGGATGAGATTATTATAACTTTGGAGAAAGAATGAAAGATTCCGCATTAACCCCAGTTGAGCGAAAGCAAGGGGGACAACTTTCCTCGATGGCTATTAGAGAACGCTTGAGAGCAGCGACCCCGAAAGCTATTGAAAGACTTATTGAACTCATGCAATCTAATAATCATAGTGTAGCTCTTGGAGCGGTAAAAGTCTGCCTAGATAAGGTAGTTCCATCAATGACTGAAAATATGTTAGTTGGTAAGGATGGTGAAGATCTAAGGAACCTAATCAATGTCGTTATTCAACCTAAGTCAGTGGCAAAGTGATGTATGGCAAAACTCTACTCGCTATAGTGTAATTAACTGTGGCAGGCGGTCTGGTAAGTCGACTCTTGCGGTATATAAACTTCTTGAGTTTGTCACGAAAAATCCTCAAACGATTGTTTGGTATATTGCCCCAACGTACAAACAAGCTAAATCTATTATGTGGTCAATGTTGACCGATGTAGTACCAACTGAAGCCATCACTAAAAAGAACGAAACAGAACTATCCATACGCCTAAAAAACGGCTCAGAGATACATCTCAAGGGTGCTGACAATCCAGATTCACTACGCGGTGTCAGAATAGACTTTGCAATCTTTGACGAGGTTGCTTTTTTTGAGAAGTGGGTTGAGGTTTGGAAAGTAATTAGACCAACGCTTATGGATTCACAAGCAAGTGTCTGGTTTATTTCTACCCCAAATGGTTTTAATCACTTTAAAGACTTAGCAGAAAGAACGGGCGAAGATTGGAAATATTTCCATTTCACCACTTACGACAATCCTCATATTCCTGTTTTTGAAATTGAGCAATCCAAGTTAGAGATGGATGAAGACTCATTTGCTCAAGAGATGATGGGAGAGTTCAGAAAGATGTCTGGTTTGATTTACAAGGAGTTTTCTCGCGATATTCACATGGTGGACGTTCCAGCAATCACTAATTGGACAATTACAAGGGCATTAGATTTTGGTTTCGCTCATAAAACAGCACTTATATACTTTGCCATTAATTCAACTGGTAGCGAGATATACGGCTTTGATGGTTTGTATGAGACTCGCTTTGTCTCCAAAGATATTAGTGACGCTATTAAGATTAAAGATGCTGGTAGACACATTACCAACCCTATAGCGGATAGCGAATCACCCTTGCAAATTGAAGAGCTTGCTCGTGAGAACGTGATGTTTAAGCCTGTTAAAAAAGATAAAGACTCAGTGGTAACCGGCATTAAAAAAGTGGCTTCACTACTTAGAGTACGAGCTGATAATGGCAAACCCACACTTATGTTTGACAAATCGCTTACTTGGATAGCTGACGAATTTGAAAAATATCGGTGGATAGAAAACACATTTTCTAATGTCATAAGAGAAGTGCCTAGAAAGCGTGAAGATGACGCGATGGATGCTATTAGGTACTTCGCTATGAACTACCGTGCAGAGCAGGAACCAATACTCTCAACGTATAAAAAAGATAAATGGAGGATCGGCTAATGCCAAACCAACCTGCCCGGTTAGATGACCCACTCAAAGGATTAAAAACAGGTAAGTGGACTAAGTATGGTGGCGCAATATCTGGCCTTAAAAAAGAACGAATAAAAGACTTATGGTTCTGTCAGACTTGTGGCTGTGAAATGCTTGAAGAGATCAAGCCGTTCTTGTTTGAGATCTATCCAGGGGATTATATTCGAATTTGTCCACCCTGCACTCACACTGCTTCACAGACAAAACGAACAGTTTTAATTGAAACCATAATTAAGATTGTGCGTATAGACCGTGATTGATAACCTCAAATAGACTGTTATATACCGTCTGCATGGCTGAACGAAAATACAAGAAACGCAAAACCCCACAATCACAGATCCCTATTCTTCAAGAGGTTCAAACTCACTACACCGACTGGACTGAAGACCGTGACATTAGAATGACTCGAGAGAATGGTTGGAATGATGTGCTAGATGCTTACTTTGGTAGGTTACCTGAGAACTGGCCATACCTATCTCAAGTTGTCGACCCAGTGCTTCGTACTACAATCGTTGAAAAGAAAGCGCGACTAACTAACTCTAAGTTGCGTGGCCGCTTAGTTCCTCGTGAAGGGGCGGATATTACTGGGGCAAGAATCAATAACGCTTTACTAGACTTCCAGTGGGACAACGCTAAAGATGGCGGATCGATGAACCACAAGTGGGGATTGATGGATCAGGACACCAGACTGTTCGCTTCATGCTTTGGGCTAGTTACCTGGAAGTACTGCGAGTACACAGATGAAGATGGCAAAGAAAAGGTTACGTTTAATGGCAATGAGTTTGCACACTTAGATGTTCGCAACGTAGGTTTAACTCATGGTGATAATGTCCGTAATGCCAAGTGGGTGCAGGTAAGTGAATGGCTTACTTTTGAGGAATTAGAAACCGAAAATCAAGTACCTGGAGAACCTAAATACCCTGGCCTAGCGGAGCTGAAGAAAACATTATCAGAGGACTCACAAGATCGTAGAGATGGAAACTACACCTCAAGAATTAAATCACTCAAGGGCTTAACTGATAGACTTGGTGATGATGAGGCTTTTCCGGTAGTTGAGGTTGTAACTGAGTATCGACCTGATCGTTGGATTACTTTCTCACCAAAACACAACGTCTTACTTCGTGACATTCCAAACCCCTACAAGCATGGCAAGATTCCTGTTGTTCAACTTAAGTACTTCCCCTTATCAGATGATGCGTGGGGTGAGTCAGAGGTTGAGTCTGTTTTACCACTCTGGAGAGGCATACAGGCAACCATTAATGGTTTCTTAGACACAATGAATATCCACATGAAGCCACCGCTTAAGATCTTAGAGGGATTGGTGCGAATGGAAACGATCCAATGGGGACCAGAAGCACAATGGATTATTAATCAGGAGAACGCTGTTACCGAACACGTCGGATCAGGTGAGCCACTTAGATACTTCCAGACTACTTATTCGGCACTCAAATCTGCCTTTAACACAGCTATGGGTGATTCTAGTCAGGGTGTTGGAAGTGTTGACCCATTCAATCCAGATAAAACCGCTACAGAAGTCAATAAACAAGAAAAGCAACAGAACGTACGTGACCAAGACAATCAAAACGCCTTATCAGATGCGTTAGTAGACATGATGGACATGTGGTTATCGAATAATCAACAGTTTCTCTTTGCAAATCCAGGTATGAGTGAGTATGTACTCAAGATTATCGGCGAGAAAGACTTTGCATTCTTCAAGCAGGCTGGTCTTGATGAGATGATGTTGGATCATGAAGCTACTCAGACAGACGATAGCTGATGCAGTTCTAGCTCAAAATGGCGATGTTAATGACTTGCAGATGCAGGAGTTGATGAATGCGGGGTACACACCTAAGTATCCAGTTGTGGAAAATCCAGAAGAAAAAGACTATGAAAAACTGAAGATAAAACCCAAGATGAAAATTGATGAAACAGGTACAGAGGCGGAGCTAAGTATGGTTCCTGAAGATATGAACGGTACATTTAATTATATCCCAGATGTGAAGAGTATGAGTGCTGGAGCTGATAGCGAGATGCAACAAGCTCGAAGAGAAGCAACCGACTTATTATTCAATAACCAGAATGTGATAACATTGCTGCAACAGGAAGGGAAGAAACCAAATGCAACCGAAATCCTCACAGAAATCTTTGAATCAAGTGGCACGAGAGATGCAAGCAGATTCTTCTCAGATATTGCGCCTGGAGGCATTCAGCAAGGATCTGATCAAGCAGCAGGCACTCAACCGCCTATGGCTCAGCCAGGATCTCCAACAGGTGCTACTCCCCCTTTTGACCCAAGCCAACAAATGGCTGGACCCCCAATCGTTTGAGAATGATGTTGAGTTTCAAAGAGCGTACAACGTGATGTGGGCGAGGGCGAAAGCCTTTGAGGAACTCACCACCTTACTATCAGGCTCTGAGGGTAGGATGAGAGACCTGCAAAAAAGAATAGAACAGGAAAAACTTAAACATGGATGAACCCACACTTCCACCACTCCACACAACCCATGAACCATACGCTGATGAGGTCTCACATCGGATTGAGTTGAGCTTCCCCAAGTGTCAGCATGAGTTGTATCTAGTCTCTTCTACGCAAGCTCGTTGTCGAAAGTGTCCAGTTGGCTACCAGGGAGTTGGAATACTCAAACTCGTACAGGCTTCTCAGGCTTAATTGCCTCTTTTAAACCTCTAATCAGTTTGTTTATAAGATGGTTATTATGGCAAACTATCCTACAGCTGGCTCTTCAATGCTTCCTACCTGGAACACTAATAGAAAACCAGTCAATCAATCTACTCAACAACCCGCACTTAACTACACTCCTGCACTTAACTACACTCCTGCATTTGCTATGCCTGGTGGTGCTCCCGCAAGAAATTCCCGATTAAATAAAGCTAGTGGCTCGGTTCTCGGTGCATCAACTGGTGGTGCTGGTGGTGGAGGTGGCGGCAGTCGACCAAATCCTAGTCCAGTATCAAATCCTAGCCCAGTATCAAATCCCTATGACAACATTAGTGCGCCACAAGGACCGTCCCAGCAAGAGATAGACTCACAATTCAATCCTATTCTTGATGTATATAATCAGGCAGAAAATAACTTGCGTGGACAATTACCTGGACTCATTGGAGAAGCAGAGGCACAAGCTCAAGCAACTCGTGGGTTGCTTGATAATCAAAGAAGTGGTGCGAATGAGTTACTGAGTGGCCAACAGCAACAAACATTTCAATCTCAACAAGCTCAAGGCGGACAGCAACGACAAACTCTACAGGAGTTACAATCTGCCAATCAGCAACGCTTCGGTGGTGCATCTAGTGCAGGACAAGCCGCAGGTGAGCTGCAAGGCAGAGAGTTTCAGAGAAATACTTTTCAAATTGGTCAGCAAGCACAACAAGCTATGCAGCAAATCAACCAGCAACGTCAGGTTGTAGAGCGAGAGTTTCAGCAAGGAGTACAGCAATTGGAAGTGAACAAGCAACAGGCTGTTAACCAAGTGCAAAGAACATTCCAAGACAAGCTGCTTGAGATCAATGGTCGACGTGGTGAGACTGAATCAGCAAAAGCACAGGCACGTATGGGTGCATTGCAAGAACTACGCAACGCAGCATATCAGATTGATGTCTCAAGAGCGCAGTTCCAATCACAACTACAGATGCAAGCACAACAAAATTCTGCCAACCTAGACAATCAAGCACAGCAATTCTTGGGGGCAACGAATCAAGGCCAGCAAGGGGTGAACAACTTCTCATCAGCTCAGCAAAGTGCTATTCCTGGAGTTACTTCTCAAGGACAAGGTAGTCAGCAACAGATGACTGGGCAGATCAGAAGGCCAGAAGATTTGTATGGAAGCATCATGGGTTCTAGTGAAACAGATCCTAGATTCCAAAACTTTCAGCCACAGTTCTCTAGGTAATTGATAACCTTAGACTAAATCATCTATACCAGCTACATGGCAGTTAAAGACTTAGTTCAACAAGCGAAAAATTCCCGATTAGGTAAAGCTATAAGTAACCTT